GTCTAGTAGGCAGATAAGAGATAGCCTGAAAAATAGAAGTCACGCTACTATGGCCGCGTCCCTGTTGTTTATCAAAGCAGAGCGCAATTCTTAGTAGAGAAGCGTAAACGATGTTGGGGTGGGTCTCATACCCGTACTCAGCAGCGCGTAGATAGAAAGATACAGCCGATGCTGTCTGATCTATCTTTAGATACTCTTCACCAATCCAAAAGTTTGTGTTGGGATTAAATGGTTGAAAGGAAGCCCTCTCAATTAGGGTCTTAATAGAGTCCACTGTTCTTTGCCTCCTCAATCATCTCTTCTACAACTGTTTCTGGTACGCGCAGAACAAAAGCACAGTTATCTTGGAAGCCAAATGAGATCAGTAGATCCTTATCTAATACAGCGGCTCCAGCGGCAAACTCAATGCGCGCATCTAGAAAAGAGAACTCTTGAGGAGATACCCCAATGATATTAAACTCTTTATCCCAGACGATAAGACGATGGCGATAGAAGCCATCTTTTTGGCTAAGGTAATTCTTAAATAGCCCTACCTCATGGGTAACTGATAGGTATACATCCCCATAGGTGACTAGATGAGAGCCCCCGCGCTGGTCAGAGAGCGGGACTCTTTTTTCTTTCTGCACTACAACATCCGTCTTAGGTTTCTTTGGGTCAGCCTTTACAATCTCTGCTGGACTAGTCCACTTAACAAAGTGGTATGGCTTATCAAGGATTGGGTACCAGTTCTTTTCACAGTACGAGTCATCCTTACCTGGGGCGGGTATGCGAACACGCTTAACTTCTTTAGCGCTCCAGTTCTTCTTATCAATCTTTAACTTGGAGTACTCCATGCGACCTTCGCCATTTTCTTTAGTATCGCGGCGAACACCGATGGCGTAGTAATCGCCTTTCCACTGAACTAATCGTGCATCCTCTTGACCAACAAACTCCCAGACTGCTGGGGCGTCTAACTCAGAGGTATCTATGCGACAGTAGTCGGTAATGTTAAGGTCTTTATCTAGGCGGCATAGGTAGTTAACTGTAACTAGGCGCTGGTCTTTCTCTGGGTGCAGATAAGAAAGAGGGCCCCACTTTGAGGGGAACTTCTGCATATGCTCGGAGTGATAAAGGGTGTAGTTGACGTGGCGCAAAATACAGAGGATATCTCCGTCATCATCTATAAATATGGAGGGATTCATTAGACCAGTACCCTCGGTCAAACCCTTTTCAATAATAAGTGGGGCTAATTTGCCGCCGTTTTGCACCGAACGTTGCACCAAATTCATACCTGAAGTGTACAACACGGGTTAGTACATACATGGCGTAACTACATTTATCTCTGCTATTCTTACGCTATGGAAAAGCGCCCTTGGGGTACCTACGAGGTACTAGCAGAAGATGGTTCATACAAAGTAAAGCGCATTGTTGTTAAGCCTCAACAGCGCCTCTCATATCAGACTCACGAACAGCGTGTTGAGTATTGGACTATTGTTGAAGGCCATGGTCTTATTACTCTAGAAGGTGAAGAGACTGCCATTAAGACTGGCGATGCTGTTTACATTGATAAGGGCGATCCGCACCGCATTCAGAATCTTGGTGAGTCGGATCTAGTATTTATTGAGGTACAGCTAGGTGATTATCTAGGCGAAGATGACATTGTGCGCTTAGAGGATGACTACAACCGCGCTTAATTACATCCCACCCAGCATTAAGAAGCTAACTGTTGGGTCAAAAGCATAAGAGCCTTGAATACCTTGTACACCAAGGTTACCTTGTATACCTGTGGTTCCTTGTAAGCCCTGAATACCTTGTAGACCTTGTACACCTTGGAAACCAGTAAGCCCTTGTATACCAGTGGTTCCTTGAGAGCCTTGCGCTCCAGTTGTTCCCTGCGTACCAAGTGAGCCCTGAATACCAGTTGTTCCCTGAATACCTTGTAGGCCTTGTAAACCCTGCGTGCCTTGAGAGCCAGTTATACCTTGTAGACCTGTGGTTCCTTGTGCGCCAGTATTACCTTGAATACCTTGTACGCCCTGTAACTGAGCATAGCCAAAGCCCTGTAGTCCTTGTGTTCCTTGAGCGCCCTGCGCGCCTACGATCGCTGCAATCCATTGACTGGAGCCAGTGTCGTAGTACTTAATCTGAGACATGAAACCTCACTGGGCTTAGGGGAAGGACGCTTTTATTATCCCCTAAAGCCCGCGCTTAAGAGGGCGAAACTGCTACTTGTATTCTTTCTTATTCCACCAAAACTTCTTATATCGATCAAAGAAAACACGCAAAAACTTACTGTAATCAGCGGCATGCTTTTTTCTTTCCTTGTCTCCGCCTAATCTTGATGTCCAAGCTTCTCTTTTAAAAGGAATTATCTGTAAGAAGGGGGTACCAGCGGGGATCATGCCCTCAAAGTTAGGGTCACGAAGCTTAAGGAACATATTAAACGGAATAGAAAAGTCGTCTGTGTCAATAATTCCACTGGCGCAGGTAATAGGAGACTGCTCATGATGTTGAGGCTCCATAACCATAATAGACCAACCCTTTGGGGTTTTAATAGACCAAGGAATTACAATACGAACAGCGTAGTTAATGTCTCGTGAATACGGATGATTTTGAAACTGATCCATATGTTGAAAGACTACAGCCTCCATATGACCCCACTGAAAGTATGGTCCTTCTGGGGTTTGGCGCACATAAATATCGTAGGGAGTTTCCATTATGTAGCCGGCGGTCATCATGTCCCATACAGGCATGCAGCGCTTAATTGTTGAGCCTGGTACGCCATCTAAAGGAGGTACTTTTTTACCGCTAGGGTCTAAATACGCCTTAGCATCTTTATACCATTGAGGAATGTACTCAGATGCTGGCTTTGGCTTCTCTAGCACACCATCTGGGTTGTAAATATCGGTAAAAATAATCTCCATGTAAGGCTCCTTAATTAGATGCCTTAACAGTAGCACATACCCATGCTAGGGATGTCAAACGGTAGGTTCTGGCACTTCTTTCCATAGGCAGGTATCTTCATTAAGCGTAAATTCTTTGCCTTCTACTATTGGCTTTGGTGGGATAAACGCATCACGGCTTTCATCATAGGTAAACCCAATACCCGCATAGTTCTTACGAATTTTTGCGTTATACGATGTTCTTACGCACTTCTGTCCACGGAAGTTTCCATACCACTCTTCTGGGCTTAGACCATCAATGAGTTCTGTTTCGTCTTTACCAGTAATAACTTCAGTAACAATACTATTTTCATCAAGGAACGCATAGTGTGCCATTAGATAGTCACCGTACCTGTTCCCGCTGTGAATGTATAAACTTTATTGCCTCCAGTATTTACTGGACCTGAATAAGTTAAGCCTGTGATGCTAGTAAGATTAGGATAAGTGTTTGGGTAAGAGATGACAACTACTCCTGAACCGCCAGAACCACCGCTGCCACCGCCACCGCCGCCAGTGTTTGTTCCGCCATTTTGTGCAGCTATGCCGCAACCTAAGTTTGTGCGACCATTTCCACCGCCGTATTGACCAGCACCACCTTGTCCATTGGCACCTGAAGACCCGCCACCTCCTCCACCACCATACTGTTGAGAAGAACCAGAAAGGGAAGAGGCGATACCAATGCCGCCAACTCCACCGTTAATTACTGTTGATGCAGTGGTTCCTGAACCACCCGCACCACCGCCACCACCACCGCCACCACCTGCTGCTGCGCCACGGGCACCTGCAGCGCCGTTTCCTGCACCAGCATAAGGGCCATCACTAACACCAGAGCGTCCGCCTCCACCGCCACCAGCACCTAATGTAGAAGGAGAAGGGCTATTTAGGTCGCCACCACCTCCACCACCGCCTACTGCGGTAACAGTATTAAATACTGAACTTGAACCAGTGTTTGCTACGGATGGAGAAAAAGCTCCACCACCACCAACAGTTACTGTGTAACCAGTTCCACCAGAAACACTCATAGTCCCTGATAAAACAGCAGCTCCGCCACCACCTCCACTAGTTCCTGCGCCACCACCACCTACAACAAGATAGGAGACAGAAGGAGTAGCAAAGGATGATGTGACTGAGTTAGAAGCAGAAGATGCCGCGGATGTACCATTAGCATTAGTTGCAGTCACGGTGTATGTGTATGTACCAGCAACCGTTTCATTTACTGTAATAGGAGAAGCCGCACCAGTTCCTGTACGACCAGAAGACGATGTAGCTGTATATCCAGTGATGGCTGAACCACCAGTTGCTCCAGCGGTAAATGGCACTGATACAACGCCAGATGAACCACCAGAAACTGTACCAATAGTAGGGGCTTGAGGCACTGTTGTAGCAGTAATTGAGTTAGAAGCAGCAGAAGCAGAAGAAGTACCTTGCGCATCTGTAGCAGTAACCGCAAATGTATAAGATGTAGCGCTCTGTAGACCAGATACTGTAATAGGGCTAGAAGAAGCCGAACCAGTTAGCGATCCAGGTGTAGATGTGGCAGTAAAGCTAGTGGCTGTACCACCAGATGCTGCTGGAGTAAATGTAACCGTAGCCGCGCCATTGTTGTAAGCGCGAGATGTGCCTACGTTAGTAGCTGTACCAATGGTAGGTGGCTGTGGAGTGAAGTACTTATCTCCACCCGAAGCCGTTGTTCCAAAGATAATTGGCATTAGACGATATCTCCTACTACTTGCCAGACATCTGTAGCAACCTTGATACAGGTGGCTGATGAGTTTTGAGCGCGTAACTTAGGCGTTGCTGAAGTAGCACCAGTTGAGTTAAGCGTTGTTGTACCCGATGTTACAGCAGCGATTGTAATCTGTCCTACACCAGTCTGGATGATCGTGATTGAAGATCCGATTGGATAAGCAACTGATGCGTTAGTTGGGATTGAGACCGTAAACGCTGAGCCAGAGCTTGCAGTAATAATTGCCGCAGCATCCGCTAGAACAGTTGTGTAAGCACCAGTTTGAGCATTGATGTTGTAGGAAATTGAAGGCGCTACAATTACTGAGTTGTAGGTGTTTGGTGATTGTAGGCTTAAACCTGATAGGTTTGTTGTCCACTTAACACCTGTTGTTTGTGTTGAGTCGGCTGTGAGGATAGTGTTATTAGCACCAACTGGGAGAGTGGCAAAGGTTCCTGAGCCAGTTCCCGCAATTGTGTCACCCTTAGCAGTGAAGTTTGCAGAGGAGAGACCGACTACGCCAGTTACTGAGGTATCAAGCCATAGTACGCCCTGGTTTGCCGGAGCAGTATTTCCTACAGCAAGGCCCTGTACACCGATCTGACCCTGTAGACCTTGTAGTCCCTGTAGGCCTTGAACGCCTTGAGTACCTTGTACACCCTGTAGACCTTGAGTACCTTGCGCACCAAGACCGAGGGTAATATTCTGGACAACAACAATGTCTCCGGCTACTGCCCCAACCGCTAGAACAACAGATGTTCCGTTAGTTGCTGTGTAGTCTGCTGAGCTTAGGCGGACACCATTGAGGAAGACGTTAATGTAACCTGGGTTATAGGTAACGCTAAAGGTTGTCTGACCAGATGTAGCGGTGAACTCAGTAGTTGTAAATACTGGAGCGTTTGTTACGCCACCCTGGATACCCTGCGTACCTTGGGTACCTTGGATTGACTGACCCTGTAGACCCTGGATACCTTGAGTACCTTGTGTACCAGTTAGACCCTGGGTACCAGTTGTGCCTTGAACTCCCTGTAGGCCTTGTAGACCTTGAGTTCCCTGCGTACCCTGTGTACCGGTAGTTCCTTGGTTACCTTGGGTTCCCTGTACTCCTTGAGTTCCTTGAACTCCCTGAGTGCCCTGAACTCCTTGTGTACCTTGGGTACCTTGAGTTCCCTGAGGTCCTTGTAGACCCTGAATACCTTGGATTCCCTGGGTGCCTTGGGTTCCCTGTGAACCAGTTGTGCCCTGAACACCTGCAGTAGAGATTGTCCACTGTGAGAATGTTCCAGAGCCACCGGTGCTTGTTACGTTAACAGTAATGCTTGTATCTGTTGTGATAGATGTGATCTGACCAGATACATAGTTAGCAGGTGTTACTGTGTAAGCAACTGTTACAAACTGACCGAGCGCAAAGGCGCCAGAGTTTGCTACGGCAAAGGTTAGTGAACCAGTACCAATTGCATTAGAGGTGGTTGAGGTTACGCCAGTGTAAGAGCGTCCCTGAATACCTTGGAGGCCTTGAATACCCTGCGTTCCCTGTGTTCCCTGAGTACCTTGTACTCCCTGGGTTCCCTGAGTTCCTTGGATACCAGTGGTTCCCTGTACGCCCTGCGTACCCTGAGTTCCTTGTGGTCCCTGTACACCCTGTAGCCCCTGAACGCCCTGAGTTCCCTGAACTCCCTGGGTTCCTTGAGGACCTTGAATTCCCTGAGTTCCTTGAACTCCCTGGATACCCTGGGTTCCCTGTGTGCCCTGTAGACCCTGTGTTCCCTGAACACCCTGAGTACCTTGGGCACCAGTTGTACCCTGGTTACCAACAGCAGAGGTCTGAGAGAAGAGAATATTATCGATACCGATTTTAATGGTGCCGTTTGTATTAGATCCGAGCTGGTACTGAATCCATGAGGTACCAACGTTAGTTGAACCTGCAACTGTGTATACGTAGTCGCCAGGCTCTACCTGATCTGCAAGGTGGTTGTCATAGTCAGTTGCGCGAGTAAGTTTCCAAGTAGTAGATGCGCTACCTGCGCTTGTAATTGTATAGATACCGTTTTGAGTTGAAACTGCTTGGTTCTTAACAAGTACGCGAGTATTTGCTGGTAGTGGTCCAGAGTATGTGTAACCGTCAACTACCAAATAACCGTTAGTTGTTGCTTGAAGGTAAGCGCCTACACCAAGACCGTTAGAGGCATCTGCTGTTCCTGCAGTGTATGAAGGTGAACCGGCAAGTGCGGTTGTTGTTGTAGTGTAAACAGCTGCGTGTGCGTTCTGTGAGCCAGCAGCACCTTGCAAACCTTGGAGACCTTGTAGGCCTTGAATTCCTTGGATACCTTGAGTGCCTTGTACACCTTGAGTTCCCTGAACTCCTTGTGTGCCTTGTGTTCCCTGAATACCGGTTGTGCCTTGAACACCCTGAGTTCCTTGAACTCCTTGTGTTCCCTGCGTACCTTGAATACCAGTTGTGCCCTGCACACCCTGTGTTCCTTGAACACCTTGAGTGCCTTGAGTTCCTTGTAGACCAGTTGTTCCTTGTACACCTTGTGTACCTTGAACTCCTTGAAGTCCTTGAATTCCTTGTGTACCTTGTGAACCAGTTTGACCAATAGTTCCTTGGATACCTTGCGTTCCTTGAACGCCTTGAATTCCTTGAGTACCCTGATTACCTTGGATACCTTGAATGCCTTGTGTTCCTTGAACACCCTGCGTACCCTGTACGCCCTGTGTGCCCTGCACACCTTGAGTACCTTGAATGCCTTGCGTACCCTGAACACCTTGTGTTCCTTGTGTACCCTGTGGTCCCTGAATTCCTTGAATACCCTGTGTACCTTGTACACCCTGAGTACCTTGTGTTCCCTGTAAGCCTTGTGTTCCCTGAACACCTTGGATACCTTGTGTGCCCTGTGTACCTTGTGTTCCAGTTGTACCTTGAACGCCCTGCGTTCCCTGAATACCCTGCGTACCTTGTACGCCTTGGGTGCCTTGAATACCTGTTGTTCCTTGAGCGCCTTGTGCGCCAACGATGGCCGCAATCCACTGACCGGATCCGGTGTCATAGTATTTTAATTGGGACATGGCTCTCCTAGGTTGGCTACAGCATTAATGGTAAGTCTTAAATCTATTTTTGTGGTGCTAAATTCCAGTGCCATTAGCCCATCACAACAACTCTGTAGTTATTAGTTGTCGGTGGGGAAGCAAAGGTCAAAGTTGCAGTATTTACTGTGGAATAGACCAAAGATGAAGGGATAACTACCGCATAAGTAGTCTGGTTATAGACGGTAACTTCAATATCTCTAGTACCAAGGTTGTGGGTAATGGTGTACGTGGTGTTGGTTCCGTCACCAATTAAGAAGGTGAGCTTCTGCGTGCCAACAATGCCGCCAACAGAAGTGTCTAACCACAAGACGCCAGTATTAGCTGGGGCTGTAGTTCCAGAGATAATTCCCTGACTTCCGGTAGTTCCTTGTGTACCTTGTAGCTGGGCATAACCAAATCCTTGGATACCTTGTACACCTTGTGAGCCAGTTGTACCTTGCGCACCTGCACCAGTTGCACCTTGGAAACCGGTAAACCCTTGAATACCGCTAAAGCCTTGAAGACCAATAAGTCCTTGTAAACCTTGAGCGCCAGTTGTACCTTGTAAACCAGTAAAGCCTTGTAGACCATTAAAACCTTGTAGACCAATAAGGCCTTGTAATCCTTGAATACCTTGGGCTCCGGTATTTCCTTGAGTACCAATGGCGCCTTGTACACCTTGAACACCTTGTAGACCTTGAGCTCCGGTTGTACCTTGATTACCGTAATGTCCTTGAACACCCTGTGTACCCTGCGACCCTTGTACGCCTTGTGTTCCCTGTAAACCTTGTAGGCCTTGCGCGCCAGTGTAACCCTGTGTACCAACAGACCCTTGTGTACCAGTTGTTCCTTGATTACCGTAGTAGCCTTGTACACCTTGTGTACCTTGCGCGCCAGTTGTTCCTTGCGTTCCAGTTGAACCCTGTATACCAGTTGTTCCTTGTGTACCAGTGTAACCCTGGATACCTTGAACACCTTGACCAGCAAATTGACCAGCTAGACCTTGAATACCTTGTGTGCCCTGATGACCGTCCGCGCCAATATAACCAGCAGAACCTTGAATACCAAGATGTCCTTGTGTACCTGTAAAACCTTGAACACCTGTTTGTCCAACGTGTCCTTGTATTCCGTAAGCACCTTGAATACCTTGTGTGCCTTGTATACCGGTTGCGCCTTGTGCGCCAGTTCCCTGTGAGCCTCCGCCACCAGAACCAGCTGGTCCTTGAATACCCTGAATACCTTGAACACCTTGACCTGGGTTTTGTGGGACGACTGTAATAGCTACAGGAGGTTGTGGCACCACTATAATTGGGCAAGTGCACGGCCAGTTGCCGCAGGTATTACAGGTGTTCACCTACTACCAACTTCCGTAGGTGCCGACATCAAGGCTTACAGCCTGAGTCGTAAATACTTGTCCTTTGACGTAAGTTGTAACTTGAGTATCGTCTGTCTTTAATGTGGCTGTTAGATCCCAGAAAGCGCGAGTAGGTAAATACTCTGTGTCTGTAGGCTGCAAAGTAAGAACCACTTTGCTAAGCGTTGACGAATGAGAAGTTACTGTTATACCAAAGTTAGCGTACAAAGATGGTGAATTTGGATAGGTTCTGATCTGAGCAGCCCACGCGTATAGTGAGGCATCAAATGGGAAATCAAACTCAACAGAGAAGTTATTTCCTTGGTAGAGGATAATGTCGTAGTTCTGTGCGTTAGTAGGCATAGGGCTGCGACCAGTAAGGTTGTTATTGATGTAAACGCGCTCAGGCTTACGAGCGTCATCCACTTCTTGTCCAATGTAAATTGGGACATACTTGTTAGTGGTACGCGAGGTACGGATAAGCGTACCCATCTCGATCTTCCATAGACCTACATTGAGCTGTGAGCATAGGGCTTTATACTGTTCCCAGCGTTGCTGAATAATAGCTGAGAGCTGTTGGTAGCGCTGCGCTCTTGGGATCACAACCCCATCAGGAGCAGTAATGTTGATATCAAAAGCGGCGTCTGTAGCAAGGGCCCAAAGCGCCTCAATAGTTGCCAAGATAGCAATAGGGTAGGTCTCAACTGGGGAAATGCTGGCTAGGGTAACTTGGGTACCGTAGGCGTCTACGCGGTTATATGTGTGCTCTGTAACAGCGTCATTAATAAAAACGCAGAGCTCTGAATCTAGGAAATAACGGTCTTGAACACCCTGAATAAAGATGGTTGCCCCAGAAGCTGGAGCATTTGCAAAGGTAATAATCCCTGTGTCTTGCTCCACCGTATAGCCATAAGGATAGCCAATAGGGTTGCCGTTTTCGGTAACAGTTAGGTTAACAATTTCAATAGGCTTAATGCCTGTAGGAAAGATAGTAGTTGTGCCATCACCAGTAGCAGTAAAGGTAAAGTTCTTCTGAAGGTCTCCAAGGTCTAACCGAACCCTAGAGAGTATGTCAGATAATACAGCCACAGAAACTCCCTACACTACGTTAGATCCAATGATGTCGTACTACGGCTAAAAAATCTCTGCATACGAAAAGAGCGCCCCTATAAGAGGCGCCCACTTCGCTAAGTATGCCTTAGATAACGCCGGCCAGATAACCTTTTTCCTTAAGGTGCTGTGCTACTTGCTTTGTAACCTTGTACTTAACTCCAGCCTTAAAGCTGTAGTTATTACCCTTACCTAGAGTCATGTTCTCGAGGTCTTGAACAACACGAATCTCAACAGATGAATCGTCTGTGCTTCCAAGAGTCACAGGGTCATCAACAATAACGGTTTGACGGGAAGGCTGTGTAGCATCAATAACTTCGGTCTCTAGTTTAACCTGGGCTTGAGCTGTTGCCATAGACATTTCAGCTGCACGGTCGTTCATATCAGCGGCTGCTTGTTCTGCAAGCTGCTCACGTACACGGCCGGTTACATCAGTGGGCTTTGATTTAGCCATTGCATTCTCCTAATTAGTATCTCGATGAAAATGACGGGGGGCCGTTAAGCCCCCCGCTTTAAGCTATTTAGTTGTAATTAGTCTTATCACAGACCGGTTAGTTTGTTTCGATAATTACTACGCTCTGATCAGTAATCAATCCCAAACCGAAGATTGAGTACCAAGCAAGTGCATGCTCACGACCGAAGTCAAGAATACCGCCATCGCGGAGTTCGACTGGGAGTGAGATAGCGTGACCGAATGCGTTATCACCGATCATGATAGCTGCATAACGATCTGATCCACCGTTACCTGTGAGGGTAGCAGGGGTTGTGTAGCCTCCGCCAGGTGTGACAACTGGGTTAGCAACAGCTGTATCAGTTGTGTATGAAGAACCTGCGCCACCAACAACCTTGAGGACCTGGGTGGTTTCGATGAATACTACGTCGTAGAGACGACCGATTTCACCGAGCATGAAGTTACCTGGAGCTGCGTACTTTGTGACCTCGATGAATTCAGGGTTGTCACGAAGGGTACGGCTCTGGTGTGGGTGAACGAAGCAGACATAAGTCTCGCCCAACCGTGGGATGTTCTTTGTTGCCAAGGTCTCAACTGTGTCCTTGATAACGTGTGGTGTGAGGTAAGCAGCACCTGTCATTGCTGCGCGATTTGCAGCAAAAGTTCCGTAACCGTACCAGTTGTTAACAGCTGATGAGACTGCTGAGCGATCTTCGCCGTAAAGGACTGAAGATGCTGCATAGAGTGTGTCGCGTGAGAGCTGATCTAGGTAGATAGCCATGTTACGACCGAGAAGACGTGAGGCTGAGGCCATTACGTCATCAAATGAAGCATTGAGCAAAAGCTCAGATACTGCAAGAGCATAACCATGCTCTGTTACAGTGATTGAGAACTGCTGTGCTGTGAGAGCGTTAGTCTGCATACGGACACCTTCAACAAGAGGTGAAGCGAATCCGAGGTTGTTGTAACGCATGAAATTGATCTGTAGACCAGGTGCAACACCGAGTTCAGTCTTCTTGACTGCAAACTGCTCAAAGCGAAGGATAGGCATAGCCTGGAACAAGATTTCCTTGGACCAGATAGTCTGAATCGCCTGAGTTAACTGGGTGTTGGTACCTGAGTACGCTGTAGGTGCTGCGGCTAGATTGCCTGTACCTGTGATACCTGATGCCATTTGGCTTTAACTCCTTGATAGTAGTTTTTAATAGATTAAGTGTTAGCCCAATATTCCGCTGGTCTTACCAAGAGCACGGTTGCTCAAGATCTGAGTGCGGACTTTTGCGTATTCATTCATCGGCATTGACGCAATATCTGCGGCAGTGAACTGACGTGGTTCCGAATTAGTTTCCAAGGGTCCAACGCCTGGCAAGGTTGCCCTCACTCCCGGCATATCTCTGCGTTGCTGCTGGATAGCAGACTGTGCAGATTCTAGAATACTGTTAGATCGCTCAACCAAACCTGTAATGCTCTCGTTGATCTCATCTGGGGTATTACCCTGAACGTAATCAATGAGCTGTGGGATGATATTTTCGCGGTTTTGTTCAACAGCTTGTTGACGGTAAGCCTGCAGTTCTGCAAACTTTCTTTCCTGCTCCAGAAGAGCGAAGGCCGCTTCGCGTTCTTGACGCTCACGTGCCAACTGCTCTCGCAGTTCATCGGCTGTAGCTTTTGCAAAGTCCTTGGCGTCCAAGTCATTTTCAAGCTTTGCCTTCTCTTCAGCTGCTTTGGCTTCCGCCTCTGCTGCTTTGCGAGCTGCTTTTTCTTCGCGCTCTTTCTTAAGGAGTGAAACTTCTTCCTTCAATCGATCGATCTCTGGGTAAAGCTTCTCTTTCTCCTGTGAACGAACCTTTGCAAGATCCTCTTCGGTATAAAACTTCTGAGTTGGTTCATTCTTTCCAGAGGTAACAGTAGGCGCGTCAACGCCCGACACATTTACTACTGGAGCTGTATTAGCTTCTGCTTCAAAAGCATTAGCCATTAGATCTGCAGTTTCTGACATGCGTTTATCCTTTTATCCTAGGGGTCGTTTTACGATGTGGGGGCACAAATGACCTAACGTGGTATTACAGTATTTATTTTGACAATAGATGTCTTAATTGTCTGTATAAATCACTTTATTTTTGGTAACCGTCTGGGACTCTGCGCTGTGGCAATTGAGTACCGTAGGCTTCCGTTACTAGCCGAGTGCGTACCTTCTCATCACCCATTTGGGCGGCGATAGTTGCATCATCTAGTAATACTGGCTCTGTTGGGGCCGCAGGTGCTTCTGCGCTTGGAGCGCCTGGTGCAGAGGAACCACCAGGGCCTGTTTGTGCTGGCATTGACCCTGTAAGGGCCATGATGTCCTGCTCGATCTGAGTCTGAATAAGCTTAAGTGCTCCATCAGCCATTGCTTCATCTTGAAGCTCTTGACGGATCTCTGAAAGCTTCTCAATAGGGAACTCTTCGCCTAGGATGCGCAATGCGCCTTCCTTAGACTCAAGGCCAAGTGAGAGCATTGACTGGACTTCGTTGATAGCAATGAGCTTGTCAAGAGGAAGTGGCTGTGGGAAGTGAACATAAGAGCGGAAAGTAATAGGATCATTTACGTCTAGCTTGGAGACCTGACCCTGCTTTAGTGGGATAGTGCTTGCGTTAGGATCCCAAGTAAAGGTCTCTGGCTCTTTAAGGGCAAGGTTAAGAAGGATAAGCTCATTTACGCGCTCAAGACCGTGTGCATACTGGACGATCTTCTGGTGATAACGGTTCATCAAAGGCTGGAATTGAATAGATAGAGCAACACCAGAGGTGTTAGAGATAGGTTGTGCCTGACCAAGAGCGGTCTCAGGAACACCAATCATTTCGTGCATAGACTTCTTCATCATTGCTAGGAAGTCCATAGCGCCCTTTAGACCCTGTGCGCCACCTTCTAAGTTTTCTACTCGTGCGTCCTTTGGAAGGCCGCCCCATACTTTGTTAGCGCCTTTCTCAAGCTGAGAAGCTTTGGCGCCAATAATGACCGTAACCGGCGCAGCGTGATAATTAACAATGTCTGCAATATCAGTAGCAGTTTCATTGTAAGCACGATTAATATTGATAATGTCATTGCAATCAGAAAGGCCCCAAGGACTACCACTAATACGAACATTCGGGATATGAATAACTGGAATTGTGCCAAGCGGGTTAGGGCGCGAGTCAATGAGTTCGTCATTGATATATTCCTCGATGATGTCATCTGTGAGGATTTCTGTGTACGTGAATACTTGGCGCGTACCTTCCAAGCTAGTACCCCAAAAACGGTACTTAAGCTTAAAACGGACAAGGCGTTCGCGGTCGTGTGGATGGAACTCGGGGAAAGCGAAACTAGAGTTAAGAGGCAAAATTCGTACACGACCAGGGTGCTTACGGCCAGCAGGATCCACATAAGGCTCTTCATAAGCCACTTTAATAAAGCAGTCACCTGACACCGTACCTTGCTGACCAATTTCCCAAAGGACTGTGGCCTTGTTGTTATCCACTTCCCAGACGCGCTCTAGTAGGTCTGGAACGATTGCTTCGGTCTCTTTAGGGCTGCGGAAGTTAACACCCTTACCAAAGGTAAAGTTAATGATGAAGTCGCTGAATGCGCGATAGTAGTTAAGAACCATCTGTGTCTCACCTGTCTGACGGCGATAAGACCAGTGGTGACCAAGATACATAGCCCAGTTAAGTGAGTAGCGATTTAGGCGTGGGCCGTGTACTTCAAACTCTTCATCCGCTAGTTCTACTAACCCAAGCGGAGAGATGGAGATGGTTAAATCAGAGGAGGCTGCACGATAACTCGGTGGAGAGAAATCCATACCGCTCACTGCTCACCTCTTTCAACTTTAGACAATACTAACATAAATGTCGACTTATGCACAAAACGACACTCAGCGGAAACGTTCGCCTCTAATGAGGTTCTGGCCTACCGGCTTAGTTACTACCTTCTTTTGTTCTTTTTCTTTTTTATCCTGCGCTTCTTTAGCGTAATCGCGGAAGCGTGGATCTACATCTTTCTCAGATGTTACAAACTTGCCACCCAATTGAACATAGCGGGAGTGAACCCAGTGAGCAGCTGCAGGAGAAGGGTATGTGCGGAACTTAGAGCGCGCTTGAGTAGTAAGCATGTTCCAAAGCTTTTGATTTGCAGGGATCTGCTTAGGACCCTTTTTTACTTCTTTACCTGTAATTAATGCCATTAATCATCCTTAGATAGTAACCAGCCCTGCCCCGTTAGTGAGGCAGGGATGACTTACTTATTTCTTAGTCGTGGACGACTGCAGGATTGCCAGCCTTCTGTGGACCACCGCTGCGGAATGCTTCCTCAATGCGGTTGTCACCGTGGTCTGCAAAACCACCAGCAGCAAATTCCTTAAGATGATCTGGAGCTTCTACCCATGCAGCAGAACCAACGTGAGCGCGCTCACGCATTGTCTCTTCTGGAAGCTTCTCAAATACATTCTGATTACGGTTTGGACGACCTGCTGCAGGAACGTATCCCTGCATAGCGCCCTTTGTGAATTCCTGTGGGACGTCTGTATCTGTTGCAATGCCTTCTTCAAAACGAAGTGGGCCGCGCTGACCAGGGGTTGCTGGTGAGACTTTGCGGTCGTAGACAGTGCCAGGACGTTCTGGGAACTTTGGATCTGGTGCAATTGCCATTATTTACTCCTATATTAGGTTGAGGACCTCAGTAAAAGTGTGCTACAGAAAGTAGCTACAGTCAGCCTAAAGTCTTATCTAAAAAACGGACTGGATGAAACTTCAATCTGTGGCATCGTCATTTCGATGGTTAAAGAACAGGCGATAGCCAAAGAGTCTGCGTAGTCATCGTGGGCATGGGCCTCGTCTGGTGCTTTAGCTAGGAAGTTTGGGCCAGTAAACTTGGTCTCTAAATCCTCAAGCTGCTGCCTAAATCTACGGTAACTACGTAGCTTTCTAGTCTTAGCGTGAGCTGGCCAACTAATAAGATCTCTGTCCATAAGGGCCTTTAAGTGCTTCCAGCGCTTAGACTGTTCGGGCTGACTGCTACCTACAGAGAATACCTCTGCTCTAGGAAGCAAAAGCTTCAGCCTCTGAGCCACCGCATCACCGACGCCGTTAGCATCTACCCCAACATACATAACGTTGTAGTTCTCTAAAAACTTTACAATCTGGAAGTACTGATCTTCCCAGTCGTCCCCTTGCAGCTCCAACCAATTGAGCACTCTATGATCAAAGTAGCCAAACTCATCTGGGCGATCCCAATCAACCCAGACAACGGTTACTACAGTAGAGTCAATCTTACGGGCAGGGTCAATGCCTACAACTACTGGGGTTCTATGCCAAGCGCGTTGAATCTCCATAGAGGTATCGCCAAGCCTGTCCATGGTTGTAGATGTAACAAACATGCCACGCTCAAGAAGCCACTTACAGTTATACGACATCTGGAACTCATCTGAGTCTTCACCAATACGTAGCTTTTCACGCTTAATGTGCTTTTCGTAGTTGGAGTTAACTTTAATAACATCTCGCCAAGTCCACTCAAAGTGGTTCTGACGTTTGGTGCGCGCAGTCTGTCGGCGCTTATTAAGCATGATGCTGTTGTAAAAGTTATTTTTATGCGTAGTTGGGGTGCCTGTTTTAACCATGGTTCCCGCGTAGTAAGCCAACATAGGCGCAATAGATTTGGATACTACAAAGTCATCTGCCTCTTGGCACTCATCAATAACAATAAGATGGAACGACTTAGATTCAATCTTTGCTCGTGGGTTAGCGGTCATCATCATTAGGGATGATCCAGAGTTCTTTAGCTTAATCTGGCGAGTAACTCCTGCTACACGGCCTACGCTGTCATCGATCTCTGGGTCACCCAGGATCTCTAACGCTCTATCTGATGTTAGGCGGTTTACAGTACGTCCAAACAAAGTTTCTACCTGGCCCTCAACAGGCGCAAACATACCCACCATGATGCCGTCTTTAAAGCGCCCAAGTAGATCTGGGTACATCTTGGCCAAGCGTGGTAGCAGAACCATAAGGGTAGCTACAGTGTTAGCAATAGTCTCTGATTTACCTGACTGACGAGCTGCCAAGGCTGTAATTTCTTCACTGTCATTTATAATTACCGACTCAATAATACGGCGAGCAAGAGGCATCTGATATGGATGAAGTTCGTGTCCAACTAAGGCTGTTTGGAATTCAACGCAGCGATCGATGAGCTTGTTGACAAAAGATTTAGATAGCTCATCAAGCTCTATCTCTTCTTCTTCTACAAACTCTTCGTCTTCTATCTCATCAGGATAGAACTCGTCTTCGTCTTCTATTAGTTGGTCCATATAACCTTTAGTTTATTTTAAAACAAAGAGCCTAAGTCGTTAAACCTAGGCTCTTTGCGCCATCTACGGGGAGAGGAAGAGAGGCGTAGACAATAATAGCATAAATGTCTATTTGTCGACAAATAGGTTTAACGGCGCGGCGTACGCTTTCTAAGTTGGTCTACCATGGCATGAAGAGCCTCAGCCCCGTTTAGAGCCTCGTCTAAATAGATGTCCTCTCTACTGCGCTGGTACATAGAAAGGCAACGGCCGATCTCATAGATAGATTGATCTAACCAGCCCTCAATTTCAGGGGTTTGTAGCCTAGATACTCTCTTAGACACCTTCTCAGAGAATGGCTTGTCCCAGACCTTATTCCGAGAAAAAAGTTTCATTAAATAGTCCATCCTGAGGCTTCCAAGCATCGCGGCCTCTCATAGTCCTGAATAGAAGTGCATCAATAGAGTCTTCGTCATCTAAATCAATGTTAGGCTTCTTAAACCAAACACCCAAGTAAAAGCCTGGATGAGTAAATGGTACGCGAAAGACCAAGCACTTTCCAAGCCGATAAGGGCGATCTGTCTCTTGGGTGGTTCCCACTTCAATAACCGGTAGTAGGTGTCTGTGCCAGTAATCTAGCTTTCCGCCGTATAGTAGTCCGTATGATTTCATTTAGTTCTCCTTGAAAAAGTCAAAAGCTCCCCAGTTACGTAGGTCTCCCCGTTGAATTGACGAGGCTCTTGCAGATGAGTCACTTAGTCTAGCCACAGTACCAGCAGATAGGTTTCTTAACTGAGCAGGCTCGTGTGATGAGCAAGCGGACTCTAGAGTAGGCAAGTAGTCATTAGTAGACTCTGCGTTCTTTAGCCCAAGCCAGACCTCAGTAGAGACGTCGTTATATTGGTGCCAGTGGTTAGTTCTAAACACAATATAAACAGTCTTTGTATTTGGGTTGTACGCAATAGTTAGCGCCCGTGGTCTAGATGGTTTTCTAGTTGGGGCGGTTGTTGTCTCAAACCCAACGTTGGTAACATCATTTGGGATAGCAATATCTATATCCGCCTCTTCAGGCTTTGATAAATACTCTTTTACAGATTCATTAGACCGCTGGGTCTTAAAGAAGTCATCTGGATTTAACGGCGCTGCTTTTCTACTAGCCATTAGTCCTCACATACATGGTCAGCGGTCTCTGTTTCTAATACACGTACCATACACTCACTGCACCTTAAATACCTAGGCGGCTTAAAATTATTTTGAGTAGTGGCTCCTAGAGGAAACTCAGACCCATCTTCATTAAATGCTGGGGTAGCAATAACTATCTTAGGCTCTTTAAGAAGCTCTGGAGAAAATGGACCGTAAGCGTGGGTAACTTTATTGGGGACTGGGTGCGCTTGTGGGGCGTCAATCCTTGTTATTAAATGTGGAGCTACCAAGTCTAATTCGTCGTCAACTTCTCGGCTTCTAGGTGTGTAGGCGCCAAAAACCTCGTAGTCAATTCCCACGACTACTCCTGAACGTCAGAGCTCTTTGGTGCAGCTTTCTTCTTAGGCTTTTCTTCTACAGGAGTTTCTACAATAGATTCTTCAATAGTTTCCATAAGAGGAAAGTGACCTGCATTAGCACGGTCATACAACCAAGCTGGGAGGCAAGATGTGCAGTAGTGAGCGGGATTTACCCCAGGGTCAGCCGTTGTGTATGAAGCTGGGTTACTGCAGTTGTCGCACTTAATCGCCATGTAATCCTCCTAAGATCTACAGTAGTATAGCAAAAAGGGCGCCCCGTAGGATGCCCTTCTTGTAGTTACTTATTAAGCAGCAGGTGTAGTAGGCGCTGAAGATGCGGCAGCCTTCTCCGCCTGCGCAAGCTTTGTTGTAAGGCGCAACGCCAATGGGCTTGCCCATGGATACTTTTCAACAAGCGCACGAGTGGCAGGTGCGGCAACCGCTCCGATTGCAGCATATGCAAATGAAGCTAGATTAAACTTTGCGTGTGGTGCTGCGATGTATGCGCGGGCATACTCAACAACAAATGCGGTCTCTACTGCAATAAAAGCGTGCCAGTAAGACTTAATAAGTGCAGACTGCTTTGGTGAAAGCTTCATTTTTACTCCTCGATGTTATTTGCGTACGGGGTTATTATATGGGATTCAGCAGGGACATTTGGGCTGGATGGGTTCTCAGCATGGGATGCTACCCCACCAAATCCGGCAAGGACAACTGCCGCAAGATGCTTTGGGTCAGTTGAGTAGCCAGTAGCTGCCCACGTTCCTAGGGCCGCTGTTCCCCCAAAAGCTACGTGGACTGGGCTACTGAAGTTAAGCTTTATTCCCACGAATGTGCTCCAAAATCTCGTTTACATGCCGGCGGAGTTCCTCAATATGGTTATGGGTCTCCTGATCTAGTTTTAGATCTTTAGTAATAATACGCCTGTCTTCATCTCCAGAACGGTTAGTTGCATTCAAAAGTAGACCAGATAGCAAGATGGACTCTAGAGAAACAATAAGCGTCAAAAGGTTATATGGATACGGATCAAAGTAGGCGATTGTCATCCAGGTAGACCAAAAAATTAGATGAAAGATGATAAACCAAGGAGATCCAAAGGCTACAGAGGCCCAGTCAGATATCTTTTGAAAGAACTTCATTGATTGGCCTTTGCTACCATAGATGTGTAAGTTGATAGATCAATACCTTTGCCTTTAGAAGCTTTAAGACCTGGATATAGCCCTTGATATACAGGTATAAGCGCGATCTCTTCTTCGGTCAATACGTTAGAAACTAAGCTAGCGGGCATAAGTCCCGCATTTGCTAGCGCTTTTGCTACTACCAGCTCGACATTACCCTCAGCTCCAACCTTAAAAACAGATGAACCTGGGAAGGGTGGCGCAACAATTACAGTGGGCTTAGTTGTTTGTTTTGGCGCGGTGCTTGTACTGTGGATAACTGCGGCACCCCCACCTGTTAAGGCTGTTGCGCCTGCAACACCCACTGCCAATGGCTTATTAGTTCCAATAGATTTAGCTGGGGCAGAGCTTCCCGCATAGGCTGGGCGAACAATAGCTAGAACATAAAGGTAGGGACGATGACGACGATAGCAGCCATCTCCGTTTGATTGGTTACCTGTGTAGGACTCAGGGCCGGTGTTAAACCCAATAGTAGTTAATCCGTCTTTAGATGCGGCTTCCACAATCTCTACGTGGTCAGCAACTCCGTTGCCGCTCCAAGAGAAGAAGACAATATCTCCAGGTAGAGCAGAGTACTTGTCAATAACTTGTTTATTCTTTTGAAACCAAGTGAGTCCAGCAGGACAATAAGAAAATCCTTTAGGTGTTTGAGCAGCTACAAGATGAGAAGCATTTGCTTGGGCAAAGCACCAGCTGATACCCATGGCACAGTAAGACTCGTTTGGAATCCCGTACCATGTTCCGTAGGGGTTTTCATTGTTAGGCCCTTCTACAAAGCCCAACTGGGTGCGGGCAATGTTGACAATATCAACGCCTGCTGTCATTTGCTTTCCTTTACTACTTCTGCTGCCGCATCTGTATTAGCTCTGCGGTATCTAAAGGTCTCCCAAAGAGGAGCTGGTATCTCATGAATACCGTATCGGGTTCTATGATGCGCCATGCACAGTACTTCTAGATTACCTGGGCTTTCAATCCACTCTTGAAACTCTTCATCTGTGGCAAAGTGAGCACCAAAAGCGGCTTCTACTTTATGTGGGTCCATGTTGTTTACCTGTGAGAACTCAATGTGGCTATGATGAAGCTCAGGTTCACCTGAACATAGGTCATCGTTTATAGCGCACTTCCATAGACCGGCCTTCTTAATTCTAGATTTAGCCTGATTAAACAGGTGGTAGTGAGGGTCACTCTCACGCGGTTCATGCTCTGGAATAGAAACAGCCAGATGAAGGTTCATCATCTGCTTGTGAGCGCCTGTCACTGGTAGATCAACCTCTCTGCTAGATCGCCTGGAACAATCAGATAGTCGGGCTTATTCAGTAGAGCGACCCCTGCTTTGTCATAGGCCTCAGCAACAAGCTCTGAGCAGATAAAGCCATCTTTTTTGGCCAGATAAGTAAACATAGGTAGGTTTAGCTTAAGGCCCAAGATTCTTAACGCAAGAAGGGCGATAGTAAAGAAGTCATAAGGACGGCCAACAAAAGACAGAGCATTCTTTGCAATGTGCTCGCGTTGCTCATCAGTCAGCTGCTCGTGTCTGTTCCAAGCAATGTCTTTATAGTCGGCAATGTTTACAAGCTTTACGCCTATAGGATCAGCACTAACGGCTCTGCCGTCACCTACGTAGACTATGGCGTGGTTCCAACGGCTGGTGGTGCCAATGCGGATTAACAACCCAAAGAACCCGTTAGTCTTTACTACGCCGTAATCGCCTATACGAGGTTCGTACATTGTCTCTCCTTACTTACGGGGTTCCTCGATGTGAGCTTGAACCCTGCCTTCTAATCTAGAAAGGTCTTTAACAATCTCTATCTGATGGGTGCGAAGTTCTTTTACGTCTTCTTTAATCTCTTTGATATCTTCTTTGACGCTTTTGATGATAGGAAGTATCTCCAGCTTTACAGCGTCATTTAGTGAGCCGCCATGATTAGGCTTTAGCTCCTCCAAGTACTCTTTAAGAGACTCTACTGAG